TCGGGGGCCGTTAGATAAACCGCTTTGGAGTCGTCCAGGCGGGCAGACAGGACGGATGCGGCGAAAGCGTCACAACGGACGCCCAGCAGCAGCATGGCGAGCGGCAGATTCCTGGTAAACGTGTGCATGGCCGTTTCTTTGGTTGTATATCATGGCACGGTCTGGCGGGGCCGCACGATGTTGGCCGGATGCGCGGCCGCGGCTATGCGGGGAAAAGCGATGCGGGCGGCGGCTAAGGAATCGGGGAGGATTTGGGTGGCAACTTCGCGGCTGAGCCTTGGGTCATGGCAAGCGTCGATGGAGTTGCTCGCAGGTCTATGCTGGCGGTGAGGGTGGGATTCGGACTCAGAGTCCCCACTGAACCTCGCAAGTTATTGATTCTATTAAACCGCAAAAACGCTCAAATCGTTCCTTCCGCCGAAGTGAGGTACACGGCGGGTACACGGCTCAACAATTTCCTGTTGAAATGTTCTGGCCTGGAGACGCGCGATGAAGGCTGCCATCTACGCCTGCATCAGTACCATCGATCCGAATTGCGAAATGCAGCTCACCGAGTTGCGCGAACACGTCACTCGCCGCAGTTGGGACATTGCCGGTGAGTTCGTTGACAACGGCTGGCGGGGCGCGACGGCCAGCCGCCCCGAGTTCGACAGCCTCATGGCCGGTGCCCGTCAGCGGGAATTCGATGTCGTTCTTTGCTGGAGGATGGATCGCTTCGGGCGATCCCTGCAGCAGTGCGTCTCGGCAATACAGGAGCTTCAGGCGGGCGATTCATCTGCACCAGTCAAAACATCGACACCGACAAGGCGAATCCGGGTTCCCGGTTCCTGCTGCCGGCCCAAACGTCCGCCGCCGAATTCGAACGCGAATTGATGCGGGATCGCTCGCGGGCAGGATTGTGCAGGTATCGCCAGGATTATCAGGCCGGGAAGGTGGGAAAGGAAACACGAAGCCGTTCCGGCAAGAACCTCGCGGTAGGGCGCCCTCGTAAAGCGGTCAATGGAGAGCGACTCGCAGAACTTCGGGCGCAAGGCATGGGATGGCGCCAAATCGCCGCCAGGCTAAGCATAGGCGCGACGACGGCCCGCAGGGCTTTCGAGGGCCTCAGCGCGCGCCATAAACCGATTACGGAGTTTTGGCACGGCTTCCAAATTCGACCGACAACGCTTACCGCGTCGAGAGTCCAGCAGAGCATTCGCGGGAGCGCGACGTCCAGCTTCGGAAGACATACGTATGTTGAATCTAAATCACTTGCGCGTTTCTGTTGCGAACTCCTGAATCTGCAACACCTCGCCGAATCAGCATTTTTCGAGATAGCCTCTTCAATCGAGGCACAAACGAGACAGGTGCTTCACCCCCTGGTTAGCTTTCAGTCTTTCCCCGGCAGTGATCTTGAGGAGAGCGATCCTAACGTCCACAAGCCAGCCAACAACCCAAGTCTACGGTCGGAAGGGCCCATCAGTTCCACGTAGCGGAGGTCTAACCATGGCGCGATGGAATAAAGGCCACAGTGGGAATCCCAAAGGTCGCCCCAAGCGCGAGCACACCTTCACCGATGCCTTGCGCGCTCACGGCAGCCCGATGGAGCTCGCCCAACTGGTTTGGGAGGCTGCGCGCAAAGGCGCACCCTGGGCTATCCAGATGATTTTCAATCGACTGGAGCCACAATCTGCTCAGGTAAATATCTCACAGGAGCCATCCAATGATTACCCCACCGACTACAGCCGACTTACCAACGATGAAGTCCAACAACTGGAAAGCTTGCTTGAGCGCGCCCGAAGTCGAGTTGCAGACATTGAGGGCAGAGAAGGCCCGCCGCCATCTGTATGAGTTCGTCGTGCAGGCTTGGCCCGTATTGGAGCCCGCCGCGCCGCTCGTTAACGGCATCCACGTTGGGGCCATCTGCGAGCATTTGCAGGCGGTCACCGAAGGGCGAATCCGTAATCTGATTATTAACGTTCCCCCGGGTCATGCCAAGTCCTTGCTGGCGGCGGTCTTTTGGCCGGCCTGGGTCTGGATCGACAAACCTGAGACCCGCTGGCTGTGTGCCAGCTATGCCGCGACTCTCAGTGTGCGCGACAGCCTCAAATGCCGTCGCCTCATTGAATCCGAGTGGTACCAACAAAACTGGGGCCACCTCTATCAGCTGACCAGCGATCAAAATCAGAAGAACCGCTACGAGAATGATCGGACCGGCTATCGCATCGCGACTTCCGTGGGCGGCTCGGCCACCGGGGAGCGTGCTGATGTGGTGGTGGTGGACGATCCGCACAGTGTGGACCAGGCGGAATCGGATGCCGAACGGCGCACGGCGGTGGAATGGTTTAACGGCACCATGTCGACCCGTCTGAACGATTTCGCCACCGGGCACAAGATTGTGATTCAGCAACGGCTGCATGAGGCCGATCTCACCGGCGACCTGCTGGGGAAAGGGGACTTTGACTTACTCTGTCTGCCGGCGGAGTTCGAGCCGGAGCGGCGTTGTACTACGTCCATCGGCTGGACCGACCCCCGGCAGGTGGCCGGTGAGTTGCTCTGGCCCGATAAGGTCACTGCGCCACACCTGGAGCAACTGAAGGTCTCCCTGGGATCCTACCGCTATGCTGGACAGTATCAGCAGCGGCCGGCCCCGGCGGCGGGCGGTATTTTCCAGCGCGTTTGGTGGCAATATTGGGGGCCGGCGCACAGGGACCTGCCACCTGTGGAAGTGCGCCTGCCCGATGGAGGGATGCGGAACATTCCTGTTGTCCGCGTACCCGCAGAGTTCGACACGATGATTCAATCCTGGGACATGGCCTTCAAGGACAAGGACACCAGCGACTATGTGGTGGGGCAGGTATGGGGCGCCAAGGGCGCCGACCGCTTCCTATTGGATCAGCGCCGGGGCCATCTGGATATGCCCGCCACCAAAGAGGCCGTCCGCACGCTGTCCGAAGCCTGGCCCAAGGCGGGCGCCAAGCTGGTGGAGGACAAGGCCAATGGCCCGGCCGTCATTCAGGAACTCAAGCACGATGTGGACGGGTTGATCGAAGTGCAGCCGGATGGCGGGAAGATCGCACGGGCGCACGCCGTATCGCCCATCGTGGAGTCGGGAAATGTCTATTTGCCGCACCCGTCGATCGCACCCTGGGTCGAGGCCCTGATCGAGGAAACGGCGGTCTTTCCCCACGGCCGGCATGATGACCAGGTCGACGCGCTGACGCAGGCCTTGAATCGACTACGCCAGAGCGGCGGCATCTTCCGTGTCCCGGAATCTCAGATCGTCATAGCGCCCTTTGCGATCAGCCCGGCATGGCCGTGCGCCTTCGGGATGGCCATTCAACCACACGGGGTGGCCGCGTTATGGGGTGCCCGAGATGACGCCGGCCGGATCTATCTGTATGCGGAACACCAACTCCCCCATCGCGAGCCGTCGGAGAACGCGCGGGCGATCCAGCTAGAGGGTAGCTGGATACCGGGAGTGCTCAGCGCCGCCTCGCTGAAGGGATCAAAGAGCGCGCGCAACAGTATCGCGCAAATCTACCGGGAAACCGGGTTAAACATCTACGCGGCGCACGACGGCGAAGACGCTGACGTGTACAAACTTTGGCAAATGCTGGCGAAGAACCAGATCAGAGTGTTCGCGTCGCTGGCGGGTTTTCTGGCCGCTTACCGCACGGGCGATGAGGAGGCCTTACTGCTGCTGTGCTGCCAAGCGCTCGTTCGCAGTCGTACCTTCATGCGGACACAACCGGTGCGGCGGCCGCGCGAAAGCGATGAGTTCGACTCTCCACCGAGTAATTTTCGGGGTGACCTGGGATGGATGGCTTGAATGACCACTCTTGCAGAACGGTATGCGACCGATTTATTCCGGCGGGCCGGACGATTTGGTCCGTGAGTCGTTGGTGAAAGGGCCTCCGATTACATTGTTCTGTGAGTTTTCGGCAAGGCTGTGTACGTCAACCCGATTCGTTGATGCGTTTCCTATTCAGTGCGTGGATGGGCCAGTTCCTCCGTATAGGATTCCAGGACTTCCGCTATCCGACCGTACAACCGGCGCAGCTCTTTCTCCAGTTTCTTGACCTTCGCGTGGTTCGCTTCTGCGGCCACGTAGCCCGCCAGTTCATCCAGATCATCCAGGGTGAAGCGATAACACGGCCGTCGGCCGGGACTGGGCACGATAGACAAACGGTCGGTTAGGTCAGGTCGTTGCCGGCGAAGGTATGTTTCATGATCAGGTCACGCTCTCGCTCGGTCAGTTCGAGAGGAACCTTTTCGCCGACGGCGATTTGCTTGCGAGGCTTCACGGCCCTCCCCAAGGAAGCCCTTCCTTGGCCATTACCTCGCCTTTCCCGGCGCCAAGATACGGCGAACAGAGGTGCGGCCGATCTGGAGCCGACGGGCGATTTCGGCCTTGCTGATGCCGGCGCGGTGCAGTACGCGAACTTCGCTGGCTTTGGTCGCCGCTGTGATGGGCCGGCCCAGTTGTTTGCCGTTCTGCCGTGCGTGGGCCAGGCCAGCCCGCGTTCGGTCCCGCAGAATCTCCCTTTCAAACTCCGCGAATATAGCCAGCAAGCCGGCCATCGCTCGACCGGCTGGCGTGGTCAGATCCAGTGCCTCAGTCAGCGAGACGAACCCGACGCCAAGGTGTTCCAGTTCCCGAAGAGTCGCCAGCAGATCCGTAACGGACCGGCCCCAGCGGTCCAGTCGCCAGACCAGCACCACGTCGATCTCGCGACGGCGGGCGGCTTCCAGTAGCTTCTCGCGAGCTTCCCGTCGCGCCGCACCGGAGTTAACCTCGCGGACCTGAAGGGCAATCGTCCAGCCACGCCGGGCGGCATACTCCCGCATCGCCCGGCTCTGCATCGGAAGGGTCTGCTGATCGTTGGTCGAAACACGGGCGTACAAGCCTGCCCGGAACATTTTCGGCCGCTTGTGTCGCTGGCCAAAAACGTCTGTCGATTCTACGTTCTGGAAAGGCGGTTTGGCGGCCATTTCGCAGCGTCACCCAACCATGGCCGCAGACGATCCTTTTCGGCCAGACAGGATTTCATCATATTACGCGGCGGCGGGCGTAGCGAGCCGTGCCAACGTGTCGCGATAGTTCCACGGCATCCACGCCGATGGGTTTTGCTTCAGATCCTCCGCGTGCCGCTGCAACTCGGTGAGATAGTCGAAGGCATTGGCTCCGTTCAGCTCGCAGGTGTGAATCAGGCTCATGAACAGATCCCCCATCTGCGCTCCCTTCCGGGTCTTGTAAAACAAAGAGTTCTTACGATGCAGA